GCTTGCGTCCAGAGGGTGACTCACAATCGCGCGAGGTTGAGATCAATGATTAAGGTAAACGACGTGTCGACCGAGACCGGGGTCGACCAAGCTGTTGTACAAAAGGTACTCAAGACCCACTATCGACTGGTGCTGCAGGATGTGGCGCTGAATGGGCTCAGTTCAACCGTCTTTGGCGAAATGTATCTATCGCCGGAAACAGGAGGCTTGCAGATTGCACAGCAAAACGCTGATTTGCGGGAAGTGTTGACCGGACAGGTGCCGCGCGGCGAATTGACCAGCCGGCTCGAAGAATTCGTGCTAAAGCGCTGGTAGGAGGACGCCATGGAAACCGAACGCAAACAAACACATTGTCGGATCGTCGATTATTACGCCGCCTACTTGCAAGACGGGCGCCAAATCCATGTCGGGCGCATCTATAACGAAACGATCACGATTGCCAAGAACATGGTGATCTCGCAGTACGGGCCGCCCGGCCGCATCAAAGTCGATGAAGTCGCGCACGACGTGGCGACTTCGGTCATCATGAACATCATCGTCAAGCGCAAACCGGTCGACAACTGGTTCAAACTGCTCAAGAAGATCTCCAACAACTTGACTTGCCGTTGGATGATCAACAACTTGTACAAGCGCGCCAACATCTGGTCGCTGGAAGGGATGGACCGGGAGCTGGAGGAATTCCGCGACGAGATCCCGGACCACCACATTTCGTATGCCGAGACCGAGTCGCTGCAGCACGCGCTGGTGCGCACGCTGGAGTTGATCGACGACCTGATGACGCAGTGCCAACGGCCGGCCGAAGCGGTCTGCGCGCATACGGCGCTGGCGCTGGCCGTGGGTGAGAAGCCCGTCATTTACAATAAAATGACGCCGCGCCAGCAGACTTTTGTCCAGATCATTCGGCGCCGCATGGAGTCGATCCTGGGCAATCTCATCAACCCCGACCAACTGGGCGCCATCTTGCATGGCAGGACGATATGAGCACGACTTTGTACACGGCTGCCCACAAGATGGGGGCCAAACCAGAACTCAAGTCCAGTCCGGAATACTTGTTCACTGCCATTAGCATGTTGATGGCGGAATCGCGCAACGGGGTGTTCCCGGAAATCCTGTACTTGATCTCGCCCGATCAGTTGCGCTCGCTGTGCGAGACGTTCGGCGGCCAAACGGTACGGATTCCGACGTTGCGCGAACTGGGCGATGCTCTCAAGTCGGCGGCCGTCGCGCACTACCGGCGTGCGGCCAACGCGACTGACGAGCAGCTGATGGAGCTGCTCGGGATCAACAAGACTGACATCAAAGTAATCAATCGGCGCATCGACGCTTGGCAACGCGTAGTGGAAGACTCGATCGGTTTGAATCCAACGCTGTTGTACACCAAGACCGACGGAGGCAACCGTGAATGACCGACTTGACCGCGTCGTGTATGAGCTGGATGCCGCTGGCGACGGCTTGTCTGCCCACGATGCGCTAGCCCGTGCAGAGCTGGCGATTCGTGAAGCTGAACAACTGGCGGATTCGGCCACGCTGTCGCCCGTAGCCGTGCGCGATCATCTTCAAAACTTGGCTGCCGCGTTTTTTACTGAGCGTATCAAGAACGCCTCGAGCTTGGAAGCGGTGCGTTCAAAAGCAGCTTCGATGTTGCTCGACAAGATCGACGATGAAACTTCGCCGACCCAGTTGATGCGTATCCTGGAATCGTTGTCCGAAATCAACGGGGTCGACTTCCAAGCGATCTTGACGGCGATGCAGACGGGCGCCAAACCCGGGCAACCGGGCGGCGTGACCAATATCTTCATGAACAACTCGTCGAACACGCCCGGACAAGTGCCGCCCGGCGTGACCACCGACTCGATGAAGATTTTGGACGCACTCGTTGGAGTCGCTGAAACGGTAGTGGCTGAGCACGGACGCGAAGCCGATCCGCGACAAGTGGCGCGCGAGCTGGCGCTGCGCGACGGACTGGCTGACATTGAGTTCGACGATGACAGTGAGTGAGTTTCACGGGCCGACTTACGAGGCGGCGGCTGCCAAGCGCCGCCTCGAAATTTTTTATAACTCGAGCGAGTATCGCAGTCTCGAGTACATGGTCAGCCAGTGTAACGCCCGGTTTCGCGACCTGAAACCACAGATCAAACTGACGGCGCTGTACTTGTTGCAGACCGGCGGCCTGGACTCGATCACCGACTTGTGGCGCATGTTCTATCGGCGCCCAGTGCCGACGATCAGTCAATTTTTGACCGAGCGCTACATTGGTTCGAACGCTCCGGCGTTGTATCCGCAGTGGCGGCGCGATCTGCTCGAGTTCTTCAAGCCTGGGTCGACGAAAAACGAGTTAGTACTCGGCGGTTGCCACCAAAGGGGGTACGAAATCCTCATGATCGACGGCACCACGAAACTGGTCGAGGATATAGAAGTAGGCGATTTAGTGATGGGTCCGGATGGCGAAGCTCGCACAGTATGGTCGCTCGTCCGGGGGCGAGACCGGATGGTACGTGTGACACCAAAAGGCGGTGACGCAGTTGTCGTTAATGCTAAGCACGTCTTTCCCACTCAGCGGTACGTCGAACGCAGTCGACAGAAAAACCGCGTGCGTCAGCGTACTATGATACACCTACAGGAAGAAACACGTGCTGAACAACTGACGTTGCACCATAAAGTTCAATACGGTTCGGTTGACTTCCCGGAGCGGAGACAATCCCTCGATCCATATTTGGTCGGACTATGCCTCGGCGACGGATCGCTGGGTCGAACTATCTACCTATCATTGGTTGACAACCGCGTTATCGATTGGGTGCAGTCTTATGTGAAGTCAATCGGAGGATTCTGTCGGGTTCGCTGGACTCGTTCTAACTGCTTTGTAGTTGGATTGACTGGACTCGACCCCGTTACCAGAAAACTTACTGAGAATCCTGTTCGGCGCGGACTCGAGGCCGCCGGTTTGGCTCATAAAACGTCTTACAACAAGTTCATTCCGGATTGCTACAAGCGAGCTTCCCGCGCGCAGCGCTTGAAACTGCTAGCTGGACTAATTGACTCGGACGGCGATTATCGTCCAAACGACAATACTTTTCGTTTTGCCTCCGTATCCAAGCAGTTGGCCGACGACGCTCAGTGGATCGCTCAATCGCTTGGTTTTAAAATCGGCCGAGAGCTACGACTTCCTAGTAAGACGGGGTTTGCAAACGGCAAACCCTGCCATGTCATAACGATTTGTGGAAGGTTGTCCGAGATTCCGACGCTGTCCAGCAATAAACAGGGAAAAGACGCTCATAAGGACGTGTCGCGACGCACGGTACGTTCGCTCGAGTGGTTGCCAGAGGACGACTACTATGGGTTCAACGTGGATCGCGATCACTTGTATCTGGGTGGCGATTTCATGATCCACCATAATTGCATCGGAGCCGGCAAGTCGTTCGTCTCTCGTCTTGGTCACTTCTACAATCTGTTTAAAGTCACGTCGCTGCTACAGCCGCAGCTAACGCTGGGCGTGACGATTGATACGCTGCTGGTGCTGGCGTTGTTCTCGGTGACGGTCGACAAGGCAGCGCTGTCGCTGACGTTGCCGTTCCAGTCACTGCTGAACGCTTCGCAGGATTTCATCCAAGTCAGAAAGAAAGTCGATTTCAACGACTTTGCCGACAGCGACGTGACTCCATTCGTATTTCACGACAGCAAGATCGAATTTCCCAACAACATTCTGATCAACGTCGGCTCCAACGCGTCCCACGCGATTGCGTTCTCGATGTTCGGCGCGATGCTGGACGAAGCCGAGTTCGGTCTCAAAGGGATCGATTCGACGATGGAGCTGTACATGCAGCTCAAGGAACGCGTGAGGTCTCGCTTCCTGGGCTCGCGCTTCACGTTCCTGAGTCTGGTGTCGTCCGCGCGTTATTCGACCGGAGTGATTGCCAACTACACGCGCGGACTGGACGTGGACGACCCGTTCACGACCAAGCTCGGCTACCCGATTTGGGAAATCAAGTCATTCGATTCGTACATCGACGGCCACTTCTACGTGCTGCGCGGCACCAGCATGCAGCCGTCGCGCGTGCTGGACGCCGAATACGACGACATCGAGGCAGGCACTTACAAGACGCCGTCCAACTGTGAAGTCATCAAAGTCCCCAACACTTATCGCAAGGACTTCGATGGTCGGATCGAGGAAGCGCTGCGCAATCTGGCCGGCGTTCAGACCATCGGCGAAGAAAAGATTTTTCCGTCGACTGACTTGCTGGAAGACCTGGACTTGACGCCGGAGTTTTCGATTGAATCGAATCTTGGCGAGAAGCGCGAGCTGGTCGACAAATTCATCGACGGCGTTTTCGAAAACACCATCGCCGGCAAGCGTTTCATCCGCTATCCGACCGCGTCCCGTTATTTACACCTGGACTTGGCGACACAAAACAAATCGCAAGCCGGTATGACGTGCGTGCACAAGGAAATTGGCGAGGACGGCGAGGAGTGGATCATCGTCGATTTCGCGGTATGGATCACGAGCAAGACTCAGATCGACTTGAACGCGATCAAAAGGTGCGTCATCGCGCTCGGACAAACTTGTAACGTGCACTTCGCTGTGGTTTCATCGGATCAGTTTCAATCGACTGCGATCCGGCAGGAGCTGGAGTTACTCAACATTGCCGAATCGGTCGAGTTGCTGTCGGTGGATCGCACCGTTAACCCGTATATGACAGCCGGCGCATTGGTGACGCAGGGACGCGTCAAGATGGGTCGAGCGACCAAAATGAAGGAACAAATGGCCGCCGTGGCGGCCGATGATTCACGCTCGGCCAAAAAGATTTATAGTTCGATCAAAAAAGACTTGCTAGACTCGCTGGTCGGGGCGGTCACTTCGGCTGTCAACAACGTGCGCGATGCTCCCACGCACTCGTACATTGCTTTCAAGAAAGTGCGCGACAGCCGCAGCTATATGGAGCAGATGGTGTCGCTGTGAGGGCGGTCAGCTGGCAATTTATAACGATTCTTGGAGTATCGCAGCATGGCTACTTACGCCCAACTCATCGCCCGCTTGAGCAGCGAGAACCGCATTTCCAAAGCACAGGCTCGGCGCGTCATGAAGACGCTCATCACTTCCATTACGGAAGACTTGGTCGACGAGCGGCCGGTACGGCTGCCTCAACTCGGCACTTTGTCTACTCGCAAGCGCCAAGGACGTGTGATCACTGACCCGCACGGACGCGATCACGCAGTAGGGCCGGCCAGAGTCGTGCATTTCTCCGTGTCCAAGGACCTGCGCAGCGCCGTCAATCGTCGCAAGGACTGATTAGCGACGCGTGCGCTGTCGCACATGACGTGAGTTTGGTGCCGCCGCTGACGGGCGCGTTCTAACGTGGAGCGACCGAGCAGCCAGCTCGTGCGACGACGGGGAGAAATCAAAATTTATGAACACCAACACCATGACGATGACCGAGCTGTTGGCGGCCACCGTGACTGATCTAGGACTGGACGTCACTACCAATGACGGCCGGCAAACAGCGATCAAGCTGGCGTTGCGGCTAGGGCAGGCAGCAGACCTCGGGCGCCAGCAAGCCCAGCAGCAAGCGATCAACGCTTGCGCCGCCGTGTTCAGCCAGTATGAGGCTCAGTCAAACGCGTGTAGCCGTTTCTCGAACGCACGCCGAGGTCAGATCATGGCGGAGCGGGCCACCGGTGCTTACATGTGCGTGTCGACCTTGAAGACTCACTGGAGAACCGGAAGCGATGCTGGTCAGACTGCTTGAGCTGTTCGTGCCGCCGCGCGTCACTTATGTGGACGCGACCGATGTCGTTCAAGCGCTACGCGACGCGGCGCAGCGCATTCGAGCGTTGCGCTGGTGGAGCGTCACGGCAGCCTTGCCGGCACCCGGCGAAATGGTAGACGTCTATTGGATCGATCATGAAACCTACACTAGTCACCCGGATCAGGCGCGCATTGTGGCCTATGAGGGAGCCGCTCCCGTCTGGGTTAGCGCGGCTGGATTCCGAATTCGCCCAGCGACTTGGCGAAGCCTTGCAGCTCGACGTTACCAAGTCAGCGGCCCTGTCGTACGTACGTTGTGCTGACCAAGTGCTCGAGGAGGTCCAGAGCGACTTGCGGCGCGCGTTCGACGACAACGACCGGCGCCACGTCGATACGAACCTGGACGCCGCGCGCGAAGCGCTGCACGAAGCTATCGAGGAGCTGACCCGATGACCAAGCAAGACCTGAACGATGCTGTCAACATGGCCCATGCGTGGCTCGAGGCGAGCCGCTCCAAATGCGCGCGCGGCCACGTCGGAGCGATTGCGGTGGCGGCGACAGGTCGCATCCTGGCGTCCGGTTACAACGGCACGGTCGAAGGGGAGGAAAACTGCTGCGACCACTTCGCCGCGCTCGGCCGGCGCCCGACCCGCGAGGAACATCGGCCGTGGTCGGACCAGTTCGAAGTACACGCCGAAATCAACTTGCTGGCGTTCGCGGCGCGTCACGGCATTCGTTTGGAAGGCTGCACGGTGTATGCCACCAAGCAGCCGTGCTGGCAATGTTTGAAGGCGCTCGGGCAGCTCAAAATTCAACGGCTGGTCTACGACGAAACCCATTCGCGCAACGACTCGACAGCGGTCGAATGGGAGCAGTTTTGCGAACGGCGCCAGATCGAGGTGTGCCGCATGCCAGCCGGCTGGCGCCGTGGGGTCTCCCTGCCGCTGTCGAGCCTGCCCGGCTACCTTACCCCGAGCGAAGTCATGGGAGCCTACCGCGCGGGCTCTCTCACAGGGTACGGCAATCTTTCATAGCAAATACTTGTGCTCCTGTACTCTCCGTGTTCTAATAAAGTCTCTGGCGCGTCGAGCGCCTCTCAGACAGGGACACTGCAATGGACGCCAAACAATACTACGCTCACGCCCGCGCACTCGGCGCGTTTTCAGCCGCTGACTGCCTGACGCTGGCTCGCGAAGCGGCCGAGTTGGATCGCATCGCCGCCGCAAAGAAGAGTGCGCCACCCACGACCATAGCGCAGGAAACGATGCCGGATGGCTCTGCGCCGATCAATCTCAGCTTCGGCATCAAGGTCTATTAACATCATGGACTGGACTAGAGATCCGGCTGACGTGCGCGGCAAGTGGACGACGCCGGAAGGCTGGCGCGTGTACACCATGGCTGACGGCTCTTTCCGGGTGTACGACCCGCTCGGCGGCTACCGCATTGGCGACAGCCGCTGGGTTGTGCAGCAGCACGCAAGAGGTACGGGGCATTCTTGAATGGTATTCCTGTTTAACAACGCAACACGAAGGGGAATGACGATGGCAACGCAAATAGGCAAGAAGAAGACTTCCGATCAAATCGCACACGGCGGTATGGCGCCTATAACTCACATGGTCGTCCGTGCAGATGGGAAAATCGTTGGCCTTCACAAAAGCGAAGTAGACGCCAAGAACCACGCGAAAACTCTCAACGCAGACGGCGAAAACTATTCTGTGCGGAGCGCCTAACACCACGCCGGGCAGTCCCGGCTCACTCGATGGAGATGATTAAATGGCAACGCGGATGAAAAGTTCAATCACAAAGAGCAAGAGCGGGCATTACACAGTCACTGCCCGCGATGCGCACGGAAGGATGAAAACAGCCACCGGTTTCCAGCATATATACGATGCGCGCATCGCGCTTCGCGATTTGAAGCTGCAATTGGCGGACCAAGCGAAGGATGAGGAACGCGCCATCCGAGGAACGCGCATCAACGACATGTTTATCAAGCCCGAATAACCACCGCTCCCGCATGGCGGGCAATCACTCACTGAGGTAGACCATGAGCGAACTCGACTTCCTGACCCCGCAAGCGGCCGGTCTCAACCTAAACGAGCAGTCGGATCGCGCTATCTTTCGAACCCGCGTAGCGCGTGCACTGAGTCACACGGTAGTCGATGTCATGCGCCTCTGGGCAGGGACTCCGATCCGTAGCCGCCAGGAGGGATACACGGCCGTTGCCAATGCATTCCTGCAGCAGCGCGGCTACTTCACGGATGCTAAGGTCCAGCAGGAATACGTTAAACGAACTGCCGCCGATCATATCAACGCGGCAGTAAAGGTGCTCGCCGCACAGCGAGACGCACTGCCTCAGGACGACGAGGCCCGTGTTCCGTTGACAGTTGCACTCCAAGGGCTGGTGCAGGCGCTGGACGCCCTCGCTTGAGCATTGCTTATTGGGCACATCAATACTTGTGCTCCTGTACTCTCTGTGTTCTAATAAAATCTCCGGCGCTGCTAAGCGCCCCGCCGACCAGATGGCAACCGGGAGAACATCATGTTCCACGACGATTTCAGCAACTTCCCTGACGACGATCCCAGCGCCGAGCCGGCGGCTCCGACTGCCGCACCCGTGCGTCAAGTCTGGTACGATCAGTGCTGGAAGTGCAAAGGCTCGGGCGATTACGGGCGCGTGACGGTGCTGGGTCATGCCATGTGCACGGCCTGCAAGGGCACCGGCCGGATCGCTTATGCCACCAGCCCGGAGCAACGTCAGCGCCGACGCGATCAGCAACGCGAACGTGCTGCCCAAAAGAAGCTGGCGCTCGAGCAGGAGCGCGATGCGCGCGTCACCGCGTTTGAGGCCGAGCACCCGCGCGTGGCGCCGTGGTGGACCGACTCGACGTTCGACTTTGCCAACCAGATGCGGGCGGCCGTACGCCAGTTCGGGCACTTGACCGACAAGCAGCTGGCCGCCGTCTATCGCTGCGTCGAACGCGACGAGCAACGCGCGCACGACCGCGAACAGCGGGCCGCCGCCGCAGCGCCGCGCGAAGTGTCGGTGCAGCCGCTCATTGACGCCCTGGAACGTGGTCACAACGCGGGCCTCAAGCACCCGACGTTGCGCGTCGAGGGAATGCGGTTCTCGCGCGCCCCGGACAGTGGCCGCAACCCGGGCGCCATCTACGTCAAGTCCAGCGGCCAGGACGACGACGGCAAATACCTGGGCAAAATTGCTCAGGGTCGATTCACGAAGTCGTTCGAATGCCCGCCCGAGAAAGTGGACGAGATCGTGCGCGTGTGTGCCGATCCAATCACAGCCGCCATTGCATTCGGCAAGAAGTTCGGTTTGTGCTCGGTGTGCGGACGCGACTTGTCTGATCCGGAGTCGGTCGAGCGCGGCATCGGGCCGATCTGCTACGGCAAACTGTTCGAATAAATCTTACTCTTTTCATCAACGGCGTGGCAACGCGCGGCTCGTGCCGAGCCGCCGTGGCGCGTTGTACTCCAAACTCGTATCCCCGGGAGACCACAGAATGTCCAAATTCATCGGATTCAGCAATTCCGACATGAAGCATTATCGAACCCCGCGCACGCTCGGCGAGGCGTTCGGGCACGGCGTCGACTGGCATATCGAACCGAAGCCCGAACCGCGCAGCTGGCGCCGTCGCTGGCTGCCGTCGACTTTCACGCTGACTTTGCTGGCGGGCGTGCTCGTGATTCTGGCCAACTGCGCTTGGAGCCTACGATGACGACGGCCGCCGTACAGCACTGGGTCAAGCGTTACCGCTTGGAGTGCGATGTGATGCAACCGGAGTTCGAAATCGTGATCGAACTAGACCACCGGGTCGTCACGACCACGTCGCTGCGCGAGCGCTACGAATTTTGGCATCGCCCGAGCGTGCGCACCGGGCAACCGGATGACGGCACGTCGTATTTGCATCCGTTGCTGCGCCAGCTGGGCGTCGTCATCCTTGGCCTCGCCACCGAAGGCTACAATCGGGAAGGTATCGTGGCGCGCTTCGCCGACGGCATCGAAGGCTGGCCGGAGATGGACGGCTCAGCGGGTTGGAGCATCGTGCGCGTCGACCCGTTCGAAATCGATCCGCTCGACTTCACCGTCACGGAGCTGTGATATGCGATTTCGTTCCCTGATGGAAGTCGTGGCTTGGATCGCGGCCGTCGTGCTGGTGATCCAATTCCTGCGTTTGTCCGTAATTCACAGCTTGATGGAGCAATTCGATGGCAACCTCACCAGCGTCCGCGTCGAGCAGCACTGACGCGACCGTTTTGATTCCGATCTCACGCCAGCTGTTGGAAGCCGTGGTGCACGCGCTACGCAGTTATGAGCACGGCAACGAGTCTCCGATCTTGGCCCGCGCGTTTGCCGACCGGCTGGACTCGGAGATACGTAAGTTCGACGCGAGCGCCGCGCCCCTACTCGTCATCGCACCGGCCGAGTCGGACGGCGGCCACTGCGATTAGGGGCAACCATGAAACCAATCTGGGCTGCGCTGTTCTGGCCGCTGCTGACTGTAGCGATGGTGATTCATTCATGCAGTAGCTCCGACGATTGGCAGCAGCGGTACGACAACGCCACGCCTGAGCAGCGGCTGACGATGGATCGAGAGATCTTGCAACGCGTTCGCCAGTACAATGCCGAGCACCACATCGCTACCCGCGACAGCAGCGACGAAGCCGAGGCGCTGCGCAACGTCGAGCACGACTTGGCACGCGTTGCCAGCAGCAAATCCAATGGACAGGACTGACGACCTCCCTGTCTGCGTGAACTACCGGCGCGAACACGCCGACGTTTTCATCGGCCGTCCGAGCAAGTGGGGCAATCCATTCGTGATAGGGCGCGACGGAACGCGCACGCAGTGCATCGACAAATACCGCGCGTGGCTGCCGACGCAATCCCAGTTGATGACGGCGCTGCCCGAACTCGCCGGGCGTCGGCTCGGCTGTACTTGCAAGCCAAAACCGTGTCATGGCGACGTGCTGGTCGAATTCGTGCGTCAGTACCTTGCCGATTCTTGTCGCGCGGAGTCCGGCCGTCTCCATTCAGGACACCGAACGGAGTAAAACAGCGATGGACGCCACGAACACAGTAACGGGTCATTTGGGGTTGCACTGGCAGCAAACTGGCGAGCGGCGCTGGAGCGCGTACCGGCACGGTCGCGTGTACGTGATCGAGCACTTGCTCAGCGACTTGTTCGTGGCGTTCGATTCGGCGTGGCCCGGACGGGCGTCAGGCGAGTTCACACAGTTTCCAGATGCCCTGCTGGCCGCCCAGCAACTGGCCGACGAGTGGGATGCCCAGTGCCCCAACTTGCTCGAGAAGCGCTTGTACGAAGCCATTGGAGCGATGGCTATGAAGCTCGTCCGGGGGCAATTCAGCTTGGCAACGAGTGGCACAGTCGATAATCGAGTAGTCAACTTTTATGACTTCGTGTTGCAAGAAGGCTGGCCCGCATCCAGGTTTAACCCGTTGGTGAAATGATGAATGACGACCGCGTGGAAGTAGGCAACGAGTACTGCAAGGCGTCGGACGACGCCGGCCAGTTGATGGACGCCGTCGACAATTACGGTGACCCGGGCCTCGATCCGGACCGACTGGCCACTCAAGTCCGATTGTTTTCCGAGACCGGTGTGTGGTACACGGCCGGCGTGCTGGATATGGACCCGCGCGACGTGATTCTGGCTTGGAAACTCGTCGAAGTGATGATGGCATCGTGACGGTATTTCGCTACACTATTCAACCGCCGCCACCGCCCATGGTGACACAGCACCCGATCTTGCCTGGACGTTATATCGTGCTGATCGAAGGCGTGACGCTGGCCGAGCCCAACTGGTGGACGTTCGACGGGCGTCAGTGGGATCACACGTTCGTAGTTCAGAGCGGCTTCCCGGGCATGCCTGGACGGCGTTTGTTCTGGCTCCCTAACTCGCGCCAGCTAATCTAGGACAGGATCTTTCTCATGGACTCACTACTCAACCGCAAGATCGCGCGTGAACGAGCCCGTGCGGCCGTCGCGCAGGAGCGCCTGAGTGAGGTCGTCAAAAGCGAAATTTTGAAATGCAAGCATCCGGACATCGGCGAGTCCGACTACGAGCAGTCCCACCGCATTTGCTTATGCTGTGGCTTGTCTGAAATCGGGTTTAGCTTCATCAACTTGCGTCACGAAGCGCACCCGCGCAAAGTGCGCTGGCACGAAATTCTGGCGCTGCGCACGGCCCATTTGCTCACCAGCGACGACAAGTACGCGTTTCAGGAGGACCCGGCAGCCTGGGTCGCTGACCCCGCCAACGAACGCTGGTTCAAGTAAAACCAGCCGCTTACCAGGAGTTGATCAAGCAATGGAGCAAATGAGCCAAATGGAGCAGTATCACGGACTGCTGTCGCGCATCCTTGACGGCGGCATTGGTCAATTCAATCGGCGAACCGGCAAAATCTGCTACATGATTCCGGCCGCCATGATGCAATTTGACTTGCGGACCGGATATCCAGCGGTCACGACCAAACAATTGTTTTTCGGTCAAGTGAAAGGTGAATTGATCGGGTTCATGCGCGGCTACACTTCGGCGGCGGATTTCCGGCGCGTCGGCTGCAAGATCTGGGACGCGAACGCGAACGAGACGCCCGCGTGGCTTGCCAATCCGTATCGGCGCGGCCACGACGACCTGGGCCGCATCTACGGCGCACAGTGGACCAGCTGGGAAGGACCGGCTTCGTTCTCGTGCGACCGCGATTTCGCCACCGACCAGGAACTGCAAGACGAAGGCGAGTGGTTGCGCGGCAAGAGCATCAACCAGCTCGAGCAAGCGCTACATACACTGCGGAACGATCCGTCCAACCGCCGCATCATTATCAGCGCCTGGAATCCGGGCGAGCTGGACCGCATGGCACTACCGCCCTGCCACGTGCTGTATCAGTTCGTGGCCGACGTGGAGCATCGCCTGCTACATATGAGCATGTACCAGCGCTCGTGCGACATGTTTTTGGGAGTGCCGTTCAACATCGCGTCGTCGGCGCTGCTGCTGTCGATCATGGCGCGTCTGGCCGGCTTCGTGCCCGGCACGTTCACGCATTTCCTGACCGACGCTCACATCTATGACGACCACGTCGAGCAAGTCCAGCTGCAGCTGACGCGCAATCACTATGCTCCACCGTCGCTGGCGCTGGACTTGCAGCCAGTATCGGACGACCATGAAATTCGAGGAGCGTTCGCACGCATCGAGCCGACCCAGATCCAGCTGGTCAACTATCTGCACCACGGTCCAATCGCAGCCAAAATGGTTGTCTGATCTTATTTCTCCTCCACCTGGAGTCCAAATGTCTATCCTGATCGTCAAAGTCAAGCAGCTGCACGACCAAGCCCAGTTGCCGATATATGGCTCGGACGGCGCCGGTTGCTTCGACTTGCACGCCGTCGATGTGCTGAATGCCGCTTCCCATCCGTCCGATCCGAACGCCAAGATTTACCGAACCGGGTTGGCATTCGAGATTCCGGCGGGTTACGTGATGTTCATTTACAGCCGCTCCGGGCACGGGTTCAATCAAGGCGTGCGATTGTCGAACTGCGTCGGCGTGATCGATTCGGACTACCGGGGAGAAGTGCGCGTCAGCTTGCGCTTCGACGCCGAAGCGTGGGGCCACCAGCGGCTCCAGGTGGCCAACGGCGACCGGATCGCCCAAGCCATCGTCCTGCCGCGCCCGGCCGTGGCGTTCGGCTGGGCCGAACAGCTGTCGACCACTGAGCGCGGCGACGGTGGGTTCGGGTCAACTGGCGGGACCTCGTGGACATTATGATCACAACCACCGTGACCGCCACCGATTACCGGACCAACCACGAAATCGAGTTGGAACGGCGCGTCGGCGAACTGCAGTCGATCCTGGACTGCTTGCTGCAGGAGTGCGTGACGCCGAGCGGAATTCTACGCGCGCCCTCGCGACGAATGGTCCGCGACGCTCGCGCCTGCTTGCCCGCTGGTTATCAAATGACACTGCCGCGCCGCCGCACCAAGTCAGCCAGCCACTCGTAGTCGTGTTGCCGTGCAATAGTTACATTGCACGGCAACTCTCTCCAAATTCTTTCCCGACGGTCACGCAACACCACCCATCGTGCTACAAAGTAGTGACGATGCGGTCTAGAGCGTCCCTATCTGGCAGATGCTTAATGGCGACGACGTTTCGGGACGAGTCCGAGCCAGCCGTTACAACCACCGCCGTCCCAACTACCACTTTGGAGCAACAACAATGACGATCAAACTTCGCACCAAGCTGTTCGCCGCCCTGGCTGTCGCCCTGTTTGCCTCTGCCGCTGCTTACGCCGATCCGGCCAGCAACTCGGGCAGTCTGACGGGCTCGGGCTCGCTCAACGTATCGGGCTACACGGGTTCGTTCTCGGGCAGCGCCCAATCGGTGTCCAGCGGCAGCACGTTCGCGGCCTCGGGCGGCGTCAACGGCGGCTCGAGCGGCCAGGAGACGACGCTCAAGACAACCGGCTCGGCCAGCGCGACGGGCTCGTTCTCGCCGTCCGGCGTCACCACCAGCTCGAGCTTCCAGTCGGACTCGTTGAGCCAGACGTTCGGGCTGGCGACCACCGGCTCGGCCTGGGCCACGTCGGGCGGCGTCGGCGGCACGACCGGCTCGGCTGCGGCAGCAGGTAGCTTCCAGTCGACCGGTTTCGGCGGCCAGGGCAACCTGAGCCTGTCGGATGCCAGCTCCGGCAACCTCAGCCTGGGCGGCGGATTTGGCAACGGCAATCACTTCGGCCACTGAGCCGACTGTCTGATCAAGTAGTTCCGGGGCGGGCGTTTTCGTGGCAGAGGCGACCCGCTCCGGCTTCCAGTGGACCAGCACACATTATTCTGAGGACCGCACCATGACTTTCCGCACGCTTTTTCATTGCGCGTTGGCCGCGCTCGCTCTGACCGTCGGTGCAGTTGGCGCACAAGCGCAGACGACCACGGTAGGCGCGAACGCCAGTTCGCAATTGAGCAGTACCAACGGCGCTTACAACCAGGGCGTCACGTCAGTACTGCAAAACACGTTCACGTCGCCGGCCGATTCGACCGTGCACCAGGATTACTCGGGCACTTACACCGTGCGCGCCAACACCAGCGTCGTGCTCGGCGCGTTCGCGCCGTCGATGTCGTCCTACAACTGCGCGGCGACTGGCCAAGCGGGCGGCTCGGCGCCGGGCTTCACGGGCGTGCTCGGGATTCCGCTGTTGCTGACGCCGGGCGAGGACTGCTTGCTGTTCACGGCGGCCAACATGAACGTCCAGATCGCACAAGCGATTGCGCCGGCCGACAGCAAGGAAGCGTTCAAGCACATCGACGCGGCCAATAACTTGCTGTGCTCGATCAACGACACGGTCCGAACCGCGATGCGCGCCGCCGGCATCGCCTGTGCACTCGACAAGCAAGAGCTGGCACAGCAGCAGGAACACGACCGGCAAGCCGCGCAAGTGGTCAGACACGCGGACGGCACCGCCACTTACGGCGTGGCTCAGACGACACCGCCGGCCCACTGATTATACTGAGTCGGTATAGCGCAGTATAACGCGAGGCCCCGCTCGGCGACTGACCGCAGCGGGGCCTTACTGTTGGGGCCGCTCAAGCGAGAGCGGCTGACGCTTTTTGCTGCGCTACCAGCGTCGCCAAGCGCTGCGCATATGACGCCACGCAGTGGTCCGACAAGCGGCGTCCACCCGGCCATGCGTCAGTCGTGATCGCTACGCAACCCGGTGCTTCGGACAGCAAGCGCAGCATCGGCAATGGAGGATGTACCCAGTGAACGGGTTCGAGTGGCAATTCGAACGGGTACGACACGAAGATGTCCAAATCGTTCACCACGGACACCAGTTTATCAGCCAGCGCGGGCATCATGGCGGCCCACAACGCGGCGTCGCCGCCTTTGGGGGACGCGAAGCTGTAGATGCGCTCGATATAGACGGGCGAAATCAGCAGCGGTGAGTAGCGCGCCCGCCACGCGCCGAGCGAGTGGCCATCGATCGTCCAGCTGGTATTGAGCGCCACCAGCGAGCGCGCCCAGCTCCACAGTTCGTCCAAGCCATGGAACGCCCCGCACGTGACCAGTCCGCCGCAGTCGGCCCGCACGGCATCGAGGTCCAAGTCGTCGTACAAATCGCCGAGTTCGCCGTCAGAGAAGCGCGTGCCCGAGATCGACAGATAAGTGCCGAGCGCGTCGCAACTGACCACGGCTTGGTGCTGGGCGTTGCGAAACTGCCCGAGCCACTCGTAGCCGAGCGATTCGAACGCCGCTTTTGAGCGCCCGGCGTCTTCTTCATAGACCGCTTGCGAGCGCAGTACTGCGCGCAGGATCGGCGCGAAATCGATCGTTGCCGCCTGGGTCATTTGGCGCTCAACACGAAAGCGCGCCCGGCCGGCAGCGACAGCGGCCCCGAAACCGGCCCCGGAGTAGGGGCGGCGGAGGGAGCACTAGCGGCTTGGGCAGCTTGCGCTTTGACGTTGGCCGCGACGCCTTCCACCATGCCGACCGTCACGGCCGCCGACAACAGGATCGCTTGCGCTTGTTGCTTTTGCACATCCGTGATCGGCAAGACTGGCACAATCGACGCCAGCGCCGGGATCGCCTGAGTCGCAAAGTCTTGAATAGTGGTTGCGGTCACAGTAGCGCCAGCCTTGCACATGATGTCGATGATGGGAGACGCCACTTTCATCGCCGCTTGAATTTTCAGCGCCGTCTGGTCGCTCGGCGGAGTCGTCAGCAAGATCGCCCGGCCTTGCGAAATGGCGGTCTGCACCGGCATGCAAATGATGCGGGCAGCGGCGGCCGGCGACAGCAAGGCAACGGCGGCGTTGCCGCCAGCCGTCGGCGCGACCGTCGTACAACCGGCCCACAGCATGACGACGCTGGCGAACAGCGCCGCTGTGAAAATCGCGAGAATCTTGTTCATGGGGTCTGTCCTCAAGTTTATTTCACAAGTTTGGCCGCAGTAACTGCAGCGCCGGTCACTGCGGCGGCCACGGACGACGCTACCTGTCCTGACGCCGCAATACTGGTGGACGCGTTCACGTCGGATTCGACGATGTCGAACGTGTAATTGTCGCCCACTTTCGTGACGTGGGCCGTGATCTGGCCGACGTTCTTGCCGGACGTGACCGTGGCCTCACAGCACAGGATGCGGTTCGACTGTGCGTCGTAAAAGGGTTTAATGTCGTAGCGCGCGATGCCGGCGTACAAGTTGACGCAGCCCGCGATGGAGCCGGCCAGGGCGACGAGCGCCAGCCGCACGAGAAGAGAAGGAACGAGCACGGCAGCGCACCATAGAGGGAGAGGGTCAGTGGGGCGGATTGTCGCGCTGGTTCCACCAGCCCCACGGCTTGGCGGGTGCCACGGCGGTCGGATGCGTAGCCGTGTCCAGCTTTTGATTGGCCGATTGTGCTGCCTTGGCCGCAACTTCAGTCTGCGCGGCGATCTGGTCGGTGCGCTTGCGCGCTTCCGTGGCTGCTCGCGCTGCGTTTTGCACTTCCGACAGGACCCGGTCCGTCACTTTGGCGCGCCGCCGCATTTGCATGTCGAGGTCTTGCACCGCAATCGCCAATGGCCCGATTACGCCGCCCAACCGGTTAATTTCCTGCGCCGATTCGCTGGACTGCTGCGCGAGTCGCTGGTCGCACTGGAGCTTGAGCTGCGCCACTTCGGTCTGGTGCTTCTTTTCCACCAGCTGGGAGCCCGTATAGACGCCAGTGATTCCGACGCACACGACCGAAATGGTGGCGACTGCGACCAACACCGGCAAGTGCTTGCGGCGCATCAAGTAGACGCGCTCCGGCGGAATCGGAAAGTCGTCGGGTTCGTGCGGAGGCTCGAGCGAGTCGTTCATTTCACCCTCAGTGTGACCGCCGGCAAGCTGATCGCTTGCGAGCGGCCAATCAAGTTATCCTGGAAGTTGATCGTCACACGGTAATCGTACTGACCGGGCGGCAGCCGGTCCGGAATCGCGAACGCAGTGCCAGCCACGGTGCAGCCAGTGGGCAGAATCGCCGACGAAAACCCTGGCGTCACGGTGATGAGTACGTGTCGGTCGGCATCGAACAACGCCCCGGACTGGGTAACCGCCGTACTTTTTGACAAGCAAGTCTGGCGTTTGACGTAGACCCAGTCGCCCGGTGCGAACTGCGTGCGCTCGACGCCGTTCGCGTCATACAGACGGGTCGGCTCCATCTGCTGGAACGGGTTGGATCCGATCAGAATGAAATACCACATGATGATGGTGGCGGTAATCATGGCCGTCACCAACACCGCCGCGCACATGCAATCGCGGCACTGAGTCACGAAGGTTTTCATCGAATTAGCACCTTTCCCACGAGTGAAGTGACGACCGACCCCATCACCGTCACTGCGAGCCCGTAAGTCATCAGCTTGATCGGGCCGAACTCCGCTTTGGTCACGAAAGTTTGGATGCGGTCGTACAGATTCTTGATGTCTGCCGTGTTCGTCGCTGTTTCCAAAGCAAGCTTCTGCAGAGCCTCGCGAATGTGGGTAGCCTCGCTCTCAGTCATTGGCATGAGAAGCTCCACACACGTTGTCCATAATCACTTATCTCCCTCGAGAGGCTCCGCCGTTGGTCCTTACAGCAGACTACCTAAGGCACGGTTCAACTGCCACGGCTTAAATGACGGCAAGGATCACGCAGTCAGCGACCCTAACGCTCGCCAGCGCTGCCACCCATACTCGAAAGACTCTTGCGACGGATTAGCTTCGGCCTGCTGGATGTAGTCGACCGACTGTTGCGCGCGCACCATGCCGAGCAGCACCTGGGTGCCCTCCTGCCCACGCTGGACGACGAACGCGCGCAAAGCAGCGAGCGTTACTTTGCCCAAGCCGCCGTCGGGTGGTCCCATATCGGGCCACGACTTGCCTTGGTTGTTCAGCACGTTCAAGGCGCGCTGCAGGTATTTGATGCCGGTGGCCGGCCCCATGTTGACGCCGATGTCGAATAGCTTGGCGGCCAGCGGCGAGCAACTGGGCACGGCGTCGACCCAGTCCAGATGCGGAGCCATCCAGAAGCGCTCGCGGTAAACCGTCACGGCCGTCGCGCGCGGCATCGCGATCATCGGTCCCGCGTAACCGAACGCGCGCGCCACAGCGGCCGTGATACCCCAGATCGTCTCACCGCCCCGGTCGTCCGGATCGTTCGTATAACCGCCGTTGGGCCGGCCGCCGGCTTCGACGTCGATCACCGCGTCGATCAGCGCTTGCACGTCCGTGCTCATTGGCTACCACCAACCGGGTCGGGACGGAACTTCAGCACGCGCGCCAGCACTTGCAACGCGAACAGCGCCGCTGCCACGCCGGACCCGCCTCCGGACGGCAAATAGTGGGCGGCAAAGTCCTTGAGGGCTGGCGGCGCCGAGTTCCAGGCGTCAACCGTGGTGGGCACCAGTCCGCACAAAAACACGCCCACCATGCCGACGCGCACGCTGGCCCACTTCCACCAGGAGCGCACGTCTTCGACCCACTGCACTTGCAGCAGCGCCTGCTGCTGAGCGGGCGGCACAGCCTTGTTATAAGCGGCGACCGCCAAATCACGCTCGGTCATGGCGGCCGTCATGGCGTCCTTGAGCAGCGCGGCCAGCTGATCGGGCGACATTGCCGGCACGGTCGAGGCCGTCGGTTTTACTGCAGCAGGCGCCGGGGACGGAGGCGATGCCGGCGACGCGGCCGGTTTGGGAGCAGCGGGAGAGGGAACGACAGGCGGCACGGCGGCAGCAGGGGCGGGCGCAGCCGGAGTCGATTGGACGTCGGACATTGCAAGTCTCCAAAGGGAAAGGTCGCCGGGCAGGTTCTCGGAGCCGTCGCCGGGTCGGCGGGCTACTACTATAGCGACGTGCTCCGAGCGGCCGCTCGGAGGGGCCAGCGCGTCAGTCGGAGCTGGCTTCGTGAGCAGGAGGGGCGGTCAGTTCGACCGTAGTGCCGCGCAGCGCGTGAGTGCAGTCGGCCAGGAACTGGACGCGCCCGTCCGTCACGAACGAGTGGCATACGGACTTGACGGGCTTGGGCAGCCCCTTGCCTTGCTGATAGTCCGACCACTGCTGCTCAGTCAGCGGCACGACGCCGGTCACCAATACCGACGGCCAGAACGTCGGGCGCTCATAGTCGCCGTTGAATCCCCACGCGTTGGGACCGCCGTCGGCCAGCACTTGATGCAGGCAGTGGCAGCCCGGGCACCAAAACCCGAGGCGTCCGCCTTCGATTGTCCGCAACACGCCGCGCAGCACCATGGCGTCAGCACTCCGTCAGGAAACCTGAGTGTAAAAACCCGTGGTAGCCGCCGCACATGATCGAGCCGGCGCCGGCCGCGCACGTGTGGCCCTGCTTGTCGACGTGCACGTTGCCGGTACGCGGATCGCCGTGACGCACCCAGCAGTAATGCTCCTGGTCGTTCGGCAGCGTGCAGTTCGAGGCGCGTGCGTCGACGTTCCAGTCGCCGCCCGGCGTCACCACTTGCAGCGAGATCCCGTCCGGCCCCTTGCGCCGTCCCCAATAGGCGTCGTACATGGCACCGACCGGCAGTTGCCGACGCGGCCACTCGCGCCCGTCCTGGATGCTGCGGTAGATCCGGTCGGAGAAGATCTGGCGATGATGGGGCTCGTAGCGAAACCCGCACGCGCACTGCGTCGGCCAGCGCGGATCGTCCCGATAAGTGTCGACACGGATGCCTTTGCCGGGCTTGAAATATTGCACGCCATGTACCACCGAGTCCTGAATCGCGATGTCGTCCTCGATCCTCACTTCGGTGTTGTGGTAGCTCCAGCCGGTCTGTTCGGCGGTCGGGCAATCGGCCCCGTCGTAACAGCGCAGCGAAATGGCGAAGCGCGCCACGGGCTCGGTGAAAAAGACTTTGACTGGAGTTCCCACAGCGCGCTCCTGGTGATTACTTGGCGGACTTCTTGGCGGCGGGTTTGGCAGCCGGCGGCGGGGCCTGCCCGGCGTCGCCTGAATCGCCCGAGCTGGCCGCCGGAGCCGTGGCTGCTTCGCGCGCGGCCAGCGCCGCGTCGAGCACGTCCTGGCCCGGATGCTCCATCGCTTCGTGCTGCGCTTGCTGGACATTGTCGATCAAGTGCCAGTTGCCGTGCAGGAAGCGATAGCGCTCGCCCGTGTCGTGCGCGTAGTAAATCGAGTTGGCCGGCGCCGTGCCCGGGCGGTCGACCAAACGGCCACCCGAGAAGTTGGGTTGCTCTTGCGTGTCTGCCATCGGAAGCTCCTAGAATTTAGAAAGTTACACCAGCAACGTACGGATGTTCTGCACGAGCGGACGTTGCTGCGCGTTGGTCGTGGCCAGCGTCAAGCGCAGCCGCGAGGCGTTCAAAGCCACGCTCGCAACCAGATATTCATTGGTGTACCAACCGTTGCCAATCGGCGTGGACGTTTGCAGCGTCAGTCCCGCCCACGTGCCCGGATTGGTGTTGTCGGTCTGGTACTGCACCGTGAGCGACGCGCCCGACGGCAAGTAGCAATCGACGAATACCTTGACCGTGGCCGGCGTGGTCGAGCCGTTCGGAATCGAGAACTGGCGCTGCACGTACTGGCCCGGCGACACGATAGCTCCAGCGTACAACCCGACCCCGGCGTACACCTTGGGCGACACGCTGGCCGATGCTCCGGTGTTCTTGAGTGTCGCGTACAGAGTCAGGGTCCCGGACAACGGCGTCGTGTAAGTCGGCGCGTTGATGTTCATCGGGTACTGATTGCCGAGCGAGTCTTGCAGGAACATCGAGACCGAGCAGCCGGCCGGGACCGACATGTTGGCCGACACGTTCCAGTCAGTCGCGTTGGTGACGGTGATCGTGCTGAGCGACAACGTGGTCGGCGTGACGGCGTACGACGGCGCCCACAGCTTGTACATCAAGTCCTCGTTCTGGACCGCGCTCCAAGTGTTCTCGTTGGCCGATTGGAAAAACACTCCAGTGGCCGGCTGAGTCGTCACGTAAGTGGACGACAGCGTGTCGTACTGACCCATGATGGCGGTGCCTACTTTGCCCGCCAGTCCGGCGGTCGTGACGACCAGCGCGTACCAGTTGCCCGAGGCACTGCCGGCGACGCCCTGGACGCCGCCGTCCAGGTGGACCGGGTAGACCAGCGGCACCTGATTCCAGCCCAGCACGCACTGATTCGGCTGCAGCGACCCGAACCCGAGCAGGTTGGCCGAATTCGGAATGCCGGCAATGGTGCCGACGATCTTGACTTGCAGCTGCGTCGTCGGCACTTCGTCCAACCAGACCGACACGGCACTGATATCAGTGCCTTGCGTCAGTTGGAACGTCTGGGCGACCGGGTCGTAGCCGAGCGGCAGCGCACCGCCCACGTAGTCCCAGCCGTAGGTGATGCCCAGCACGTCGTCGTTGAAGATCGTCAGGTTGGCGGTCGCGTTGACGCCAGAGGTGACGCCGACCGCGTTGATCAAGTACGAGCCGATCTGGACGCCGGCTGCAATCGGCACCACGATGTTGGCCTTGCCGAGCGAGTTGGCCGTTCCGGACGCCACCAACGCGCCCCGGTAGTACACGTTGATGGTCTCGCCTGCGTTGAAACCAGCCAGGATCGCCGTGGTCGACGCGTTCTCGGGCAGGAACGAGCCGTGGAACCACCACCACCAGCTGTTGCAGTCGATCGAGGCGGGCGCCAGCGTGATCGTGGCGCTCGACACGGCCGTGCTGCCCGCGTACGGATTGATGCGTTCGGACGCCGTGTGCCGAATTTGTTGCTGTACCACCGTGCTGGTCGTGACCGGCTGCATGATGCCGGTGCTGACGCAGTTGACGAACTGCGTGAAGTTCGATGGCAGCTCGAGCGTCGAGCCAGTCACGACGGCGGTCTGGGAGAACCCCGCGTCCTCCAGGTTGGTATTGACGAGCGAGTCGACGATGATGCCGCGCTTGGTCGTGGTCGGATCGTTCGCTTGCGCCACCGAAGCGAGCGACAGCTGGGCCACGTTGTATTGCAAGTCAGAGATCTGGGATTGCATCGTCGCGAGCTGGTCGTACGTGACCACTTGAGTGCGCGTCGAGTCGATCACCGGCGTCTGATTGTAAGTGAGCGTGGCCGCGCCGATGCGCAGCATGCCGTTCGGCGTCTGTGGCTGCTGAATGAACTGCGGCAGCGCCGGCACGCCCTTGCTGACCACGAAGTTGCCGGACTGGTCGACCGAAATCAGGTCAATGCGCGACAAGTAATACGAGTAGTCGACCGTGAACTGCGTGCCCGACACCAACGAGCCGTCCAGCGTGACACCGGTCGTGGTGAACGTCGGCACGAACACCGCATTGTACTGGTAGACGGCCGTATAGGACGAGCCCGGCGACGGCTCGGCGCCCGCCAGCGACCAATCGACTTGGTCGCCTAGCTGTTGGTAGTCGGTGCCTTTGACGTACGTCGTGCCGCCCGTGAAGGCCGATCCGTTCCAGGTGCCGCCCTGGTTGACCGCGATGATCGTCAGTACTGGTGTGTTGGCCAGCAAGTCCGCGCCGCCGGCCGTGCCGCCGCGCGTCACGGTCTGCGTCACTTGCTTGACGCCGACTACGCGCTGGATCGACTGGATCGGCGAGTAGCGCAGCGTATAGGTGCCTGCGCCCGAATACACGTACGGCTCGCCCGTGACCGTGCCCACGTCCGTCATCGGGTCGAGCGTGACGGTCGACTCGAGCGGGTAGACGTTCTCGTTGCCCATCACACGGCAGCGGCCGGCCGCCACGTTCATCAGGATATTGCCGGCGCCGTTGGTCGAGTTGTAGCTCACGCCCATTCCGACGATCACGTACGAGCCGTGCACCGAGAAGTCGTACGCGGCCAGCGCCGACGCGATCAGCCCTTGCGTGCCGGTGGTCGAAGTCGACGTCGAGGAGCTGACCAGCGCGCCGTTGTTGAGCGTGTAGACCGGAAAGAACGACTCGTCGGTCGTGACTTGCGTCGACAGCTTCCACACGCCGTTCATCTTGAGCCGGTAGGCGCCCACTTGGCCAAAGTTGGGCGATTGCGGATCGGGTTCGGTGATCGCGGTGTCGTCCAGCTGGGTGACGAGCGACGAGTCGATTGCCACGCCGATCACTTCGGTGCCCGTGCCAAGAATCGTCAGCGCCGCCGCCGGAATGTCGACCGAGTTGCCGTCGGCATAAATCTGCGCCAGCGTCAAGTTGACGATCTTGTTGGTCTGATCAATCGACGTGACGGCGCCGCCGGCCGTGATCGTGCCGTTGGCGACCAAGTAGTTGCCAAGACGCTTGAGTTCGCCTTGGATCACGTCCTGGATTTCGTTCAGTTCGGCCGCTTGCAGGCCATTGCCCGACAGAAACAGCAGCTTCTTGTAGCCTTTGGTCGGATCGAAGCGATCGAAGTACGACGACGGATAGTTGATTCCCATTTGGCGTGATCTCGCGGCAAGAATGGCTTAGAAAGGAGGAGCCTTATCCAGCGGTTCCGGATACGAATTGGCCGGCAATGAAGCCGGCCAACCGGATCAGGTCAGAATTTCAATTCAACCCATGACGGACTCATCACCGACAGCGGGCGCGGCACGTTCGATCATGAGCCGCGCTGACTTGGGCTGGATCGGCAGGCGTTGCGCGATCTGGTACGGGCCGTAGCCCTGGCGATGCAGCTCCAGCACCTGGGCGACGAATTCCGGGCTCTTGCTGGCCAATTTGTTGACGCGCTCCGGGACGCGCTCCAGGTTGGCGTGAGCAACGCCACGATACAACATACTAACTAGCCGTTGGGTAACGCCGCATTCGGCCGCAATTTGACGCTGGGTCATGTCGGTCGTGAGTAGCTCGCGTACTCTGGCGATCTGTGCGTCGGTGTACTTGGAATTCGGGTTGCTCTCGCCAAACTTGCCGACTCCGCCGCATCGATAACGCCCGCGCTCGAGCGCGTCTTGCACGTTGCGTTTTTGAGTTCCGGGGTACAAATGAAACGGATTGCAGCAAACCCTGTTATCGCAACGGTGCAGCGCGTTCAATCGGCCGAAGTCGCCGTGCATGAGGTAGCAGACGACGCGGTGCGCCAGCTGCATCGAACCCCAGACCATGATTTGCCCGTAGCCGGATTCTTTCTTAAGAGACGAGAGCCACTCCCAGCAAACGTCGGGATTGCCGCCGTGAGAGTCGATGCTAGCGAAAAGGCGATCTAATTCGTACAGTGTCAGAGGTTTCATATGCGTTCGGCTCCGGATAAGGAGCCGAACGGTTCGCGAGTGAAGGGTCAGGTCAGAACTAATTCAACCAACTAGTAACTCATCACCGTCTCGATCACTTGACGCGTCGTTGCGTTGCGAATCACAGGCTCGATATTCTCGATTGCCAGCAACGTCCCCGGACTCTGAATCTGGCTCGGCACCAGCACGGTCGCGTTCTCTTGGCCTGCCACCGGCGTCGTGCCGAGGAAGTATCCGTACTGGTACAGCGTGGCGGACGGCACGTCGGACAGGTCGAACCCGACGTACAAGTAGATGTAGCGCGACGGCAGCGGCGTGACGCCGTCCGGCATCAGCGAGTCGGACCACTTACCCGACGTGGTGGTGTAAGCGCCGTTGGCGTCGGGTTTGACATAGCGCTTGATGAGCGCCTTGCGCCGGATCAGCTCCTCGTACAGTTGCGTCTTGCTCGGGTCGGCCGCCGGTGCCGGCGTGGTCCAGGGCGTGGCCGACGTGCCGTTGGTGCTGGGCGGCTGCTGAGTGCCGAGCGAGCTGCCCGTGTCGACGATGGACGGCGTCGTGTTGGTGCCGATCAAGTAGTACGGCCCGCTCGGCGTGCGCCCGTACAGCGAGTACAGCGTGGCGCCAGCCACGGCGGTAGCGTTGACCGTGACTTCCGAATTGGCCGCCGCCACGGTGACGTCCAGCTCGGCCGAGGCCGTGGTTTCGCCGTTGCCGTTGGAAGCCGTCATGACGTAAGCCACTGAGCCGGCCGACAGCGCGCCCGAGCCTGCCGCCTGCGTGGCCGACAGGCCAGTCGGGGCCGGCAGAAACGGCGGCAGGTCGCCCCACGCCAGCCACAAATCTTGTGCCATTACGGACTGGGCCAGCGCCACGTGGCCCGAATTCGCCATTACCATATTGCCCATTGGGATGTCGTCCTGAGTTGCTGGTTGTTCAGTCGGAAAGCTGCGCCTTATTGAGCCGCAGTGGCGTCACCCGCGTCGGTCTTGACGGCGGAGTCAGCCGAGGCCAGCGTCTTGTCGCCGCTGTCGGCCGGAGCGGTCGCTTCAGCCAGCTGCCCTTGCAACTGGGTGACGCGCGAGCCCAGCACGTTCATCTTGGTCCGAAACACCGTCGCTTGCACTTGGGCGGCGGTCAGCTTGTTGGTCGCTTCGGCCAGCTGCCCTTGCAGCACGTCGACCATGGCGGACAGATACTCGTTTTGCGCCAACAATTGCTCGGTCGACACGGCGGCTGGCTGGTCCGTCACTTGATTGGTCTGCGGGGTGGACATCGTGCTCAACTCCTAGAATGTTTGGGTTGGGGTTCCTGAATCAGGTTCCGGAGCGGGCCGTCCGCGCTCACAGTCGCGCGTCCAGCGTCACCGTGGTCGTGAACGAATAGGTGCCAGTGGCGGTCACGGTCGGGTTAATCAGCACGCCGGTAGCCGACGCCCCGCCCGACGCGATGCTGCAGTTACTGGTGGTGGTGCCGGACAACGCTACTGAGGGCGCCGCGCGCATTGCTCCGCTGCTCGGCGAAAACTGATGCGACAGTGCGCTGCTGGCCGTGGCGTAACCGGCGTCAGTGCACGCGACCGCTTGGTAGTAACGTGCCGCCCGTGCTTGCTCCGGTCCCAGGCCCCGGTACTCGAACGCGGTCGGCAGCCCGACTGCGGGCGCTTGCGGGCTACACTGCTCGAGCTGCCACTGCGCCGTGTTGAGCGCGAACGTAGCACCGACTGGCAAGTACAGAATCGTGTTCAAGTAGTCGTTGCCGCCCGAGCCCAACGTCTTGCCGGTGATCGAGGGCAGGTCGATGCGCACCGAGAAGCGCTGTGGCGTCGTCGTGACGGCCCAGTTGACGGCGGCCGAAGTCACCACCGTGCTGGACGGCGAGCCGCCGGTGCCGAAGTTCTGATTCAAACTGACGGTCGGAATCGTGAGCGTCCCCGAGTCGCACCACAGCCAGCACGAGAACGTGACCGAACGCCCCTGGAGCGTGCGCACCGACTCGACTCGCTGCGCCATCAGCGGCGTGCCGCTCGAGGCCACCGACTGGTTATGCTTCAAGTAATAAGCCACCGGGCTCGTCATGCCGACGGGCTCGGCCCCGAGCGCGAACGAGTTTTGCGTGACGGTAGCTGTGCCGCCGGTGCCTGGATCGTTGTAGTACATCGTGGCCGCCGCGTTCGAAATCGACGTGATGGTGGCCGAAGCGGACACCCAGCGTTCGAAGTTGCCGTCCACGATGTAGTTGCGGTTCGACAGCGGCAGAAAGTCGAACAAGTCCAGCAAGTGCGCGATCAGATTGACGGGCGAAGTCATGGGGCAAGATCCTTAGAGGCGAGCATCGGCGATGACTTGGCCACCGCCAAAAGCGGCAGCGTTGGCGTTGGCGCGTATGCCATCAACGCCGTACGGAACGAACGAAGCGCCGTTCAAGTTGACGCCGGTCAGATTTGGCGTGGCGCGCATGAACTGAGGCAGCGAATACGTCTTCTGGTTGGTGGCGTCCATGATGTTGGTGCCGACGATCACGTCGATTTCGGAGTAGTAACGCTGCACACGTGACAGCTCCGGACCGATTCCACGGTATTCGAACGCGGTCGGCAAACCCGCCGCCGGTGCTTGCGGGCTGGTCTGCTCCAGCTGCCACTGGGTCGTCACGAAGTCGAACACGACCCCAACCGGCAGCAACACGCCGATTTGGATGTAGTCGTTGCCGTTCGTGCCGATGGTCTTGCCCACGATTGACGGCCAGTCGACCCGCACCGAGAAGCGCTGCCAAGTGGTTTGAATTGGGAACGACACGGCCAGCGCTTGAGCCGTCGCCGCGCTGGGCGAGCCGCCGGTGCCGAAATTCTGGCCGACCAGGATGGTGGACACGGTGTAAGGCGTGGAATTGGTACGAGCCCAGAACGAGAACGTGGACGAGCGCCCTTGCAGCGTGCGCACCGATTCAACGTGCTGGACCATGAATGGGCAAGTCGTGCTGAACGCGGGACCCCAACTACCGTTGACCGGGGCCGCGCCGGTAGTCGCCGTAGTGACGTTCAGCCATGCCACGTTGTACGCCGGACTCGTCATGCCGACGGGCTCGGTGCCCGCTGCGAACGCTGATGCCGAGGCGATGCCCGCGCCGCCTTGACCGAGCCCGAAGTAAAACATGGTGGCGGCGAGGTAGGTGGTGCCGCCGGCCGGCAGCGCAATCCCGGTCGGGGTGATCCACTGGTCGAAGTTGCCATCCACGATGTAGTTGCGATTCGACAGCGGCAGACCTGTGCTGCTCGCGTTGCCGGCAAACAGGTCGGCCAGTCGTGCCAGTTTTTGTGCAATCGAAATCACGAAGTGGGCTCCTTTACATCGTTACGCTAGGACGCGCGGGCGGCGCGGGCATCTGGGCGAGGAACTCCGCCATCGTCGCGGGCAACGACTTGATGCCGTTTTGCACGTCCAGCTCGAGCGTCTCGGCCCACGACCAGACTTGGTCGCGCCAGTCCAGCATCGCTTGTGCTTCGGCTCGAAAGCGCGGGTTGCCTGAGGCCAAGTAGCTGATGGCAGACACCACGTTGTCGTAGCCCCATGACTGCGCCATCAAGTCGAGCAGTTGCTGCAGCTGGAGTGCTGCCGCTTGAATCGAGAATTGCATTTGCTGTTGCGGGGTTGGGGTCGAGGGAGCGGCAGGTTGGTGTCCCGCCGCCACCCATGACAGGTAGCTCTGATAATCCCGGTTGCTCGGGTCGGCGGGCAGAATCGCGCCGTCCGACCGAGCGATGGCCGTGCTACCCGCGATTTGCGCATAGCTGTAATCCATGGGTCACAGTTCCGAAGAAAGGGTGAAGCTGCCGTTCGCCGTGAACGGGTTAGTGGCGGTGATCGTGGTGTTGTACTGAAAGAAGCTCGTCCCGGACCCGCCGACTGCAATCGTGCAGTTGCTGCCGCTGCTGGCGGTCAACGTGGCAGTCGGCGCGGTGCGCATGTCGGTGACGCGTACTTGGAAGCCAAACACGTTGGTAGCCGAGCCGTAGCCGCCGGTGCTGAACGAGCCGACTTGGTAGTAGCGCTTACACAGCTCCAGTTCGATGCCGCCACGGTGCTCGAACGGCGTCGCCACGGTGCCATACTCAAACTGCAGCTGGGTCAGCGCGATATAATTGTTCGTCGCGGCGGCCCAGTTGACTGCGCCGGCCGACGTGAAGTAGTTGCCCGACTGCCACGCCCCGACCGACGGAGTCTGCCAGTTCGTTCCACCGATCGCGCCGACGCTCAGATACATGCCGCCCGCGTTACTGTTGGGCGTCGTCATCGACGACGGCAGTGTAGTCGTGAACGTGACCTTGGTGACGACGCCGGCCGTGGCCGAAAATGTGGTGACGACCGAGTTGTTGCCGGTGTAGTCGCGGATCGAGGCGGCGAATGTGCCGGTCACGTTGCTCAGGAACAGGAACGACAGCGTCGCCGGGCCACCGACCAGATGGTAGCAGTTTTGCCCCTCGACCGGCTGCAAGATCCCGGTCCAGTACGCTCCGGCCGCAAAGCTGGCCACGGGCGAGTTGACCGTGTGCAGAACGCACTTGTGGGTTATTCCGTTATAAGTCAGCGTCCCCTGCGACTGGGTGAACTGGCCGCCCGCGCTGCCGCCGTTGACACACATAAAACGATCGACGCCGCCGTAGACCGACGCGTTGTTGGTCGCCGCCACTCCGTTGGCCGTGTACTGGGCGATACGCGCATCGCCGTTGATGGCGACGTTGCGGCCGTAGGCGGCGGTCGCCTGGGTGGTGCCGTCCGCGAACTGAAAGCCCGCCGACGCCACTTGCGTGAGGCCCGACAGCGTGACCGGGCCGGTGAACGAGCCGCCCGACAGCGGCATCATGTTGCCCACGGTCAGCGGTGTCCAGGTCTCCACTTCGTACTGATCGGAGCCGGAGGCGGGCTGCGTCAGCACGATGGCGGTCCCGGACGACTGGTCGAAGTCGTACCCCGAGATCAACCGGTGGCCGGCTTGATAGACACGCGCGAAGCCCGGCGTGTAACTGATCGGCAGCGACGTGGCGTTGACCGTCGGCGTGAACACGGTGCTGACTGGCGCGACCACCGACGACGGCGAGTAGATGACGTTGGTCAGCACCTCGTACACGTCGGTGTTGGTCACCGGATCAGTCAGCAATATGGTCCGGGCGTCGGACGACAACGTGTAGCCCACGCCCGAAATGCAGCGCGTGCCGTTGCGGAAGACTTGCACGAACGGTGCCGTGAAACCGGCCGTCACGAGCGACGTGGCGCCCAGCGCGACGTTGCTGGTCTTGACCGAAAACACGGTCGAAGTGGGCGCGGTGACACCGTTGGCGGTGGTCTGGGTGGTGCCGTCCGGGAATTTTAAGCCGCCCGATACCGAGTGGATCGGGCCGTACACTTGCAGCGTGCTGGTGCCGTCGTCCGTGAGCGAGCCCAGATCCAGCCCCATCAGCCAGCGCCCGGAAGCGAGCAGCTCGGTACGCGTGGTGCCGCCGGTCTGGAACTGCAGCGCCCGGATCGTGCCCGCACCCGTGGCGTCCGAGTTGATGATGGCCGTGTCGGCCGTGCCGTCCGCGAAGCCGAAAGCCAGCCGCGACGAGTTGGCCGGGTCAGGCGAGCCATGCGCGACCCACTTGGAGCCCAATCCGGTCGCGTTCGGAATCGCTCCCACTATCGTCGCGCCGGCCGGCGTCAACGTCTGGAACAGCGCGCGCTGCGCGTACACCGCGTTCGAGAAGTCCGCTTGAATCCGTGCGCTGGACGACGCGTAGCCCACTTGCACGGTGGACGGCAGCAGCCCTGAGTTGATCGTGGCTTCCTGCGAGTACAGCGACGGGACCGAGCCGGGCTCCACTTTGATGCGTCGGATCGCCGGCATCGAGCCCGTACCGACCGTGGCGCCGGTCAGCTGCGCAGTCACCGTGAAAGTAACCGCGTTGGCCGGCGTGGTGAACGTCGCCCAGTACCACTTCCACGACGCGCCAAGCGCCAGCGCCACCGAATCGGTGCGCAGCAGTGCGCCCCCGGATGTATAATAGTTGATATTGACTTGCGCCGAGCCGGCCGCCGTGACCGACGTGGTCGACGCTTCGAACTGCAGCGTGACGGCCAGTCCGGGCGAACACTGCCCTTTCGGGCTCGTGAGCGAGCCGCCCTGGCCGGTGCCAGTGGCCGGGAACGCCAGATAGGTGCCGTTCAAGTCCGAATAGGCCAGCCAGCCGGTGCCCGACCAGCCCGACAGCCCCAGTTCGGCCGACGAGTTGGGCAGCAAGTTCGGCGAGTTGACGCCGTACAGCTTGCCGGTGGACGACAAGTAAGGCACCGTGACGGTCGCCGTGAACGTGCTGGGCGAGTTGAGCGTCGCGTACTGGGTCGGGTCGAAGTTGCCCGCATCCCACGCCAGATTGGCGCCGAAGTGCGGACGCTGGCCAAACGTGACGAGCCCCGCTTGGTTGATCGACAGCGCGTTGACCGGCGAACCCGAGTTGTTGGCGTTGATCCCGAAGTTGTTGCCCGTGTCCAGGTACAAGTCGAAATAGCTGGTCGCGCCGCGCTGCCACAGAAAGTGGCTGTAAGCTCCGGCGCCCGCCACGTTGGTCAGCGAGCCGGCAGCTGCCAGCGCCGTGGCCGCCAGCGTGCCGGCGTCGGTCAGCGACGCGATCACCTGACCCGCCGTGTTCATGTATTCGAACGCACCCGACGTCGGGTTCAGCCGCATGGTCAGCGTCAGCGCCGTCAAGCTGGCCGCCGTCGTGTGGAACGCCAAATCCACGTCCGAGCCGTCCGCCGCCGCCGACTGGTAAGTGGTCGGGCCGGTCCATAGACCGCCCGCTTGCGGCATCGCGGCGCTCGCCGCCTGCTGCGCCGCGTAAGCCGCCGCTCCCACGTAGTCGAGTGCCGCTTGCGCGGTCGAATCGATGCTAGGGATATGGGAGCTGGGTCCGGGCGAGTAAGTGATGTTGACGGCCGTGTTGCCGCCGTTGACCGCTGCCGCCGACAGCCCAAGCGCGGTACGCACGTCGGCCGCCGTGGCGGGAGCGGTCACGCCATCGCCCAGCAGCGCGAATACGAGGTGGTCTACGTCGTTCGCCCAGCCGGCCGTGATGACGGTCTGGTGGTCGACAAAATTGGTTTGGTTGCCCATCGTATACCTGCAAGGAGGAGTCTACGATGGCGGTTCCGGGGCCGGCGCCATGCGCGGCGGTAGCAGCACGTTTACACTGCCGATTGCCCGACAATGGCCTCGCCCACGACTCCGAATCCGACCGTGGCGGACGTTTCGCCGCCCGCGATGCTCCAGCGCGAGTCGAAGTCGACTGGCGTGCCGGACAAGTCGCAGTCGTCACCGACGCCGCTCGTGTGCGTGTACAGCTGCGGGAGCGCGGCCGGGTCCAAGTCCTCGAGTCCGTATTGGGCGACCAGTTCGGGCCGGGGGCGGTCAACCGCCACCTGGATCGCGAACGAGCGCGTCGTGTACAAGTCGCGCGCGGCGTCCAGCACGATGGTACGCGACAGCTTGCCTTGGCCGAGTCCGCCGCCCCAGTGCAAAGTCGGCCGTGGCCCCCCGAGCGGCTGCCACGGGTACAAGTCCAAGTTGTTGGCACCCAGCACCAGCGAGTGGTAGCACTGCGCGCGCTCGGCCGTATCCCACGACACTTGCGCGTCGGGCGCCGGAGCAGGCGAGGGCGGCACGCCGTAGTTGGGGCGCAAGAAATCCGACAGGCGGTAGTCCGCGTAAGCGTAGCCGTCAGTGCCGTAGTTGGTCGTCCACATCGAGACGATGGGCGGCTTGAGCTGTTGCAAGTCCTGGTAGCCCAGCCGCAGTACCCAATCCAACCGTGTGGCGCCGGCCGTGTCGTAAATGAAGTCGGACGAAAACACGTAGTCCATCACCGAGTCGGCCGCGACCGCGTCGAGTTCGCTCAGTTCCGCCAGCAGGGTCGACCAAAACAAGAAGTAAATCGAGTTCGACACTTGCGGGATCTTGGCGCCGAGCGGGTAACCCAGTCGCGACGTGCCTAGCGTCAGGTTGTAGTCGAGCGAATTGGCCGTCAGCGATCCGACTTTGTACGGGCCGGGCGTGGCCGACACGATAGGGGCGTTGGTGACGCCGACCAGCGTCGTGTCGATGGGCAAGTAGACTTGGTCGAGCTGGTCGACGCGACGAAACTGCAGCAAATCGGGTTGCGTGGTGGTCAGCACCATCGTCATTTCGGCGCAGCACACGACGTTTTGCGTGATGATTTGCTCGAACGACAGCTTGAGCAGATCCATCGCCATGCGCCAGCCGCGCGCGGTGCCTTTGAGCGCGTACAACGTCTTGAGCAACCGGTAGTACTTGCGAATGTCCGCTTGATTGCCCAGCAGGATGTCGATCAGCCCGTACGGGTCAAACAGCCCCTGCAAGTACGAGAAGTCGGTCGTGGTCTCGACCGACAGGAGCTGGCTGGTGTCGTAGATGTCCTGATCGAGCGGCGCCAGCGCTTGATCGGCCAACTCGCACACGCCGATCAGCGTAGGCAGGTTGCGCAGCCGGGGCGGCAGGTCTTGCAGCAGGGGCACGTACGGAGGCTTGGCCATCTAATGTTCTCTGTAAGGCGCTCGTAAGTAGGACCGTAAGGTCCGGCGCGTCTTGGTCATAATCCCGTATCGGGCGACGCAGGCTTTGGTCATAACCCCGTATTCAGCGTGGACTGTAAGGCAGACCTCGGCGCGTCATATGAACCGGACAACTGTCCGGTTCATACGGGCCGGGGCTAGCTGGTCGCGTAGCCCGCGCCGTTGACGCCGACCGCGTTCTGACTCAGCACGTACTCGGACGTGTTGATCGCGACTTGGCACGAGCGCACGATGAAGTAATCCTGATTCACCAGCGTCTTGTCCTGCCACGGCTGCGTGATGTAGGCGCGCAGCACGCCCGGGAACGAGCGCAACAAGTTGACCGCATCCTGGATCTTGAACGTCTGGCCCAACACGCCTTGCAGCGGCTGGCCGAACTGGTCGCGCATCACCGGCAAGGCAGCCAGCATCGCCGCGCCCAGATCCAGCGGCAAATCCGGGTTGGTCGGATCCACGTCGGCCGCCATCACCAGATCGAGGTAGATCGGCGTGCCGGCCACGCACGTGACGGTCTTGCCCATGATGCCGAACTTCTCGATGTAAGTCGACATCGCCGCCGCTTCGGCCGTGGTCAGCGCCGAGTAGTCCTCGCGCACGTACATCGCCACGTAGTCGCAGCACGACGTGTCGGACGGCATCACGTAAGCGTCCAGGATTCCGGGGTAACTGGTCGCCACCGCGTCGTAGTCCTTCTTGCTGACCGCCCGGCGCAGCGATTGGTAGTAGCGCGGCGCCAGCGTCTGGACTTTCTGGAGCGAATCCTCGTTGCTGCCGCGCCCGCTGACCGCGTACGCCGTGATTTCGGACAGCTGCAGTTCACCCGCCTGGAATTGCGGCAGCGACACGGTGGTCAGGCCCTGGGTCACGAAGTAGCGCAAGTGCACCACGTCGTTGGCCGACAGCAGCGCGCCATCGGTGCCGTCGCCGAATACCACTTCGATGCCGCCGGTGCCGGATGTGCGCACCGTCACGACGCTGGCCGTGTCCATGTCCTCGATGTAGGGAGTGGTGACGAGCGGCGTGCCGTTCAGCGACACGTTCACCAGCGCGTTGTCGATGGTGAACGGTTGGGTGGCGTCCTCCAGAATCGCCGCGTACAGCTCGCCAGTGGCGGCCGTCACGTCCACGTCGGTCCAGGCACCCAAGTAGACGCGTACCGTGCTCTGCTGCCCCGCGACCAATTGCACCGGCGCGTCCACATAAGCAGTCTGCTGCGCTACCGTGACGACCGGCAAGTCACGCGTCAGGGTCCGCGTAGTGGCCGGCAGAACGGTCAAGTCCAAATAGGGAGCGGTCTTGCGGTTGACGTTGTAACCCAACGCTCGTGCCAGCTGGAGCACGCTCGATGGAAGTTTCGCATTGCCGATCGAGAGTTCGCGACGATTGAACTGATTGCGATATTCGTTGAACGCGCCAACTCCTGAGATCAGTCGGATAATGGCTTGTCCGGTACTTCCCGCAAAGAAGTCTTTGATGTCCGAATTTGCCGCTGCCCATTGTTGTAGCTGCGCAACAAGGTCAGCCTGCAAACTGTTTAAGTTCGATACGATTGCCACGGTGTCGTCCTCTATCGAGAGTCATTCGACAGAGGGTTCGACGGGCGAGGATGGGGCGACGAGGCGACGGGAGGGGTCTCGGAGCCCCTCGTGCCGGTAGAGTGCTACTTCGGGTCGGACGAGGGAGCGGGAGGCGCGGAAGCGACCGGCAAGTCTACCTGCGCGGAGAAGATTCTCATGTACTCAGCGCCCGAATACACGTTTTCGTTGGATTTATGGCCGAAAATGCGGCACAAGATGTTCATGACGGACGGCTCCGTAGCATGGTGAGGGAGCCGACTCGATAGGCGCGGTCCGACAGGCTGATCGCGAGGCGGCCTGCGCGCACGAGTTCGTCGGCGGCTTGGACCAACTCGTCGCCTGTGCCGGCCCAACTGGCGTGAACGTCGGCCATAGCGGCGCGGCGCTCCGGGTTCGGAACGGGCGACCGCATCGCCTCGTAGAGGACTGTGGCCAGCAGCGTGCGGGCGCTGGGCGACAGATCGCGGGTGGCGATCTGGGTATGAACCCAGCTCACCGTGCGGTCGTGGTCGCCGGCAATCAGCAGTCGCCGTGCTTGAGTGAGGATCGGTTGAGACTGAGGGGTCCGACCCAGAATGGTCTCGAGCGACTTGACCGCGTCGAGGGCCTCGCGGCGAGTGAATGGCTTCATCAGCTACTCCGTGAGGTCGTCGGTGGCGCGGTCCAGGATCATGCGGGCCAACTGCAGCGGGCTCAGACCTGCGTCGTCCTCGGACACGTAAGGCAGCAGCTTCGCCAGGATGGCTTCGGCGGAAGCAGGAGGTACGATCGGAGCGGGGGCCACGCCGCCCTCCTGTGCCATCCTGGCTCCGACCCGTTCAAAGCAGCGTCGGCGCTCGGTCGACAGCGTGCCGTCGGCCAGCTTGAACCCCCCGAGACCGTCGCCCGGCTCGCCGTAGTAAGACTTGATGGTCGACTCCGGGAACGGCACCAGTTGGTACCGGTCGGGCGGCAGGAGGCGGACGCGGCGAGCGGCGACTAGTTCGTCCAGAGCCGCTGTGCGTTCGCTCGCGCTGCCGTTCCACTGCATGCGCACGAAATACGCACTGGCGAGGCGGTCAGGGTTGCGGAGCGGCGCTACGCTGTCCACTTCGCGCGTGATGATCGACAGTAGGGTACGGGCGTTGAGCGACAGGCAATCGTGGGGTTTGGTCATGACGGGCTCCGGGTGTCAGCTGGTCGACGTGTGGAACTACGAGCCTCTATTAGAACACAGTTTTCGCAACCGCACAATTACGCCTTTTCAGCACGGTCATCGGACGGCAAGTTGGGATAGATGCCCATCAGCTTCTCCACTTCGCAACCCAAGTTTTGCACAACGGCCATCGGATCGAGCCGGTCGAGATTGAAGCCGTACAAGTCGTTCTCGCACAAGCAGGCCAGCTCACCTTTACACGCTTCCTCGTAACGAGGCCGCAAGTCGACGCCGTCGATGATTTCGGCGCCGGTCGACAGCAGCACGGCGCGAATGAACGCGTCGCGCAGATCCCGAAAGGTAATCCCTCGGATTTCGGTCGCGCCGCGCACGCCGTTGACCCTGTGGGGCTGCCCGCTGTAAGGGCGCGTGCGCACCATGTTGTAGTCGTTGAACCCGAGGTCGTGCTCGATCTGGTCCCACAGCCGGTCGAACTCGCTCATGAAACCTCCTCAGTGGCTAACCCAAGTCGTTCGCGCGCGACTTGTACCCAGCGCTCGGACAAGTCGATGCCGATAAACCCGAAGCCTTCAAGCATGCATGCCTTGCCAGTCGATCCCGACCCCATGAAAAGGTCCAGGACGACCCCTCCGGGCGGCGTGACGAGGCGTACCAAGTATTGCATCAGGGAAGTGGGTTTGACCGTCGGGTGATCGTTACCGGGTCCACGGTCCGACTTGGACACTTTGGCACAGTAGAAAAACCGCGCAGCCGACCGGCTGTCCTCGACACGCGGAGCGCGGCCATTGCTTCCTCGCCCCATCGAGCCATAAACGTTTTGCTGCGGACGGGAGCCACCACCGCGCGCGGAAGCTCGGGCGAGCTGACCAGGGGCGTCGGGAAACGCCTGCACCACTTCGTCCGAGCCGTCGTGCACGACATTGGTCGGCCACCTACCAGACTCGGAGTAATTGTCTTTGATGTTGAGGGCTCCCGTGCCGTACAGGCGTACGTTCTCCTCCAGCGTCCCGACCAACGGCTTGCGAGCCATGCAGATCGGATCGTGCGAAGGCTTCAGACGTGTGCCCCAACCTTCCCACTCGCCGTGCAACGAGTAGGACTTCGGGAATCCGGATGCAGTGATCCACATGAGTTGGTCTCGTACTTCAAAGCCAGCATCCTCGACCGCGCAAGCCATGCGGTGGTAAGTACGCGCACTCGAGAACACGAGCGCATGACCGCCGGGTTTGAGCACGCGCAACACGTGGCTCCACACCTCGACTCGATTCGCGATGGTCGATTCGTCCCACCCCCGGTTTCGCTCCTGCCCAAGTCCCAAACCATAAGATGGGTCGGTGACGACCGCGTCGACGGAGTTGTCAGCTAGCGTCGGCAGGACATCCAGGCAGTCGCCGTGGAACAATTGAATTTCGTTGTTGGTCATTTGTTGAATACGCTATCTAAGTGGCCCGAGAATTCACGCATGCTGCGCGACAACAGTGTGCGCCCGTCGTCGGCCCGGCGCGGAGCTGAAGCGTCGTCACAGTCCAAGCAGGCGAGCGAGAACGCGTCGAGCGCATCGGCGGCAGCCTGGAGCCGACGCGCGGCCTCGAGAGCAGCTTTCTTGCGCACCGCCAGCAGACGCGGCGGGATGGAGGTCGTTTCACTTGTCATCGCCGGCTCCCGAACGAACCCAGAAAATCAACCCGCAGAAAGCCGCGATGACGACCAGCAAAACGACGACGCGAGCGGTCAGAGCCCAGTTCATGATGATGTTATCCTGCAGTTGTATGGAGGGTAGCCAGGAACGACCGCACTGCGATCAACGCGTCAGACACATCAGGTCGCCTAACGGCTTCGGCACGATTGATGGCCCACAGTAAGGCATCCCTCGCTCCGACTAGCGAAGGCGACGAAGCAGTCACAAACACCAGCGGCGCGGGTTTATAACTGCAGCATTCCTCGTAAGCGTGATCCGGGAAATTGTTGTACTCGTCGCATGCGTCGCATTGCTCGCCGTCGTGGTCCGGGTGTTCGGGGCACGGCAACGGACGCTTTTGCACGTCTGTTTGGACCGTCACGTGAGTAACGATGCCAGACACTACCTGCTCGACGCCTTCACCCCAACCGTCGTCCAAGTAACTATCTATCTCGGCCTGATGGTAGCGAGCGCGCTCGGCGTTGGTGTCATACTCGTTGTAGCCGCTTTCGGGACTGTACACGAAATAGCGGGCAGGGGCGTCTATCGGCTCCACGTCGACCACGGAGTCAGAGCCAATAACTTTGTTTTGACCACTGCTCGTGGTGGCAGCCAATAAAGCCTTCAGAGCTAGGCCAGCAGAACGATCAAGCGAATTAGTGCTGAGGCACAGACCAGCCGCCTGGACCTCCAGTCGATCGCGCTGTTGGTCAGTCAAAACGACCGGCGGATCCAACCGAGCCTTATTCTCCCAGTCCTCCGGCTGTATATCCGCGACTTTGAGCGTCTGGACCGACCCGTCGTTCATTAAGTAGTCAGAATACCCCGTCGCTCTGCCCGACGCCTGTAGCTGGACGATCTTCGGTGTCATCATTCCCCCTTAGCCGACACGCGGGCGAGCAGGGCACGCGAAAATTCCACAATTAGCGGCGCGTTATCCAAGTCGTAAGAATTCGCTATCGCGCGTATGTCAGTCGGCGTCAACTCCACCCGCTTGCTCTCGGACGGCTGCGATTCGGCAAGTGCGGCGTGCAGTTCTGGGCCTGATGCCGTGCGAGTCGCCATGCGCACATGTGCCGCCCCGTTATCGCCGATGGGGGCGGCGTAGACGATGCGCCGCTTATCCTCGGGCAAAGCATCGAATATTTCCTTGGTCACCTTGCGCCACGACACTTCAAAACGGTCCTCGATGCAATGCTCATAGAGCGGCTCCCGCCCCGTCGCACCGGCAGGCGGTTTCAGTACTTGCAGCAATCTATACTCGCCGAAGGCGGTTGCCACCAGGACTTCGCCGCGCTTGAATCGGATATCATCGCCACCCGCACCTAAAATGAGATACAGATCGTCGTTTTCGTGAGTAACTACGTACCCATTGAAAACAAAATGCCAAGGCATACCGTTGACGATGTTCGCGCCGTGATCCTTGCCATACTGGACGAATTCATCGAACGTCACCAGCGTTGCGGTCGGCTTAACCACTTGGTCGGGTGTCGCACCGGCAGACTCAATCACCGCCATTACCTTAAGCACCTGCGCCGGATCACCGAATATCGTTACGCCTTCGTGCTTGCGGATAGCATGACTCGACAACACGCGTAGAGTTGTTTCGTTCGCACCGGCAGACTGGCGGGCGGCTTGCCATCCGAGCGCGGAGAACCATGCTTCCACGGGCGTCGGCGATCTCGATGCTCGATCAATGAATCCCTTAACCCACTGAGCGGCGGCCTTTCCTGCTTCTTTCATTGCATCCGTGTTTTCTCGTTCATTGCTCATCGCTTTTCTCCAATAGGCTTGATGAACCGAGGCTTGCCCGACTCGTCGATAAGATGCGCCGGAACTTGATCCCGCAAGCACGCCGGCACCTGTTCGGTGTGCCGTCCGCAGCAGTGACACTTCACGCCCATACATGCCGCGTTCTGTGGAAATCCGTTTGCGCATAGATGCGGTCCGGCTATATACGCGCTACAGGCTTCGTGATTCACGTCGGCTCCCCTTTCGCAGCGGCGCGGTCGATGCGTTCGAATCGACCGTCGTGGAACTCGCCATACGGACGCGTCCAAGTCTCACCAGTTTTGATATTGCGATACGTCACGACGACAGCCTTCGGGTCGCGCTCCATTCTTGACTCGGCCACGAAGTTATAAACGCCGCCTGTCTTTTTGTGGCGCCAAAGCACATCCCGCGCCGCCTCGCTCATCGTCGGGGCAGTGGCGATGCGGCATCGCAAATCATGGACGTAGGCGAGCAAATCGCGAAAATCATCAATGGCAACTGAAACATTTGCTACATGGCATGTGTAAAGCTTTGCGCTCATCTTCGCAATCAACGAAACGTTTTCCTCCGTCTCCCGCCCCTCAGCAGGCTGCGTCGGCGCGATGGACTCCGTTACTTCATGGCATTCGGGGCAAAGGTTGTTCGGGGCGCCGTGCTTCATTTGCACGGTTTCAGATGCGGGGCCGACCCATCTGCAGTTTTCGTTACAGCATTCCCGCCCCTCAGCAGGCGCGGCGCTGGCTAGCCGATCGCGCAGCAAGTGAAGCCAGTTCTCGCAACTTTCCGTGTCGCCGTGCTCGTTGCAATACAGTGCCTGCGCGATGATTTCGGGGTTGCTGCCTTTGTAGGTATCGGCGGGCTCCCGCCCCTCAGCAGGCGCAGCGCTGGCGCGCTCAATGTCTCGCGCGAAGTCGAAGAGCCACGGGTTGTATTTCGGCTCTTCGCCGACTCTGTAGCTTTCGATAGGGTATTTCTTTGCGATC